GCCGGGGTTGACAGAGTTGCCCTCGTTGACAGCGGTGACACCAGAGAAGTCGCCGTATGCTCCGCTAGCCCCTGCGGTTCCACCCGTAGAGAAGCCAGCCCCCAGAGAGGGAGCGCTACCTGACCCGGCAGCGGGGGTATTAGAACTCTGTCCTTGAGGTGGGAGTGTGACTGGAGTAGCTTGAGCAACCATGTTATCCTGCCGTCGTCGTGGCTTCTAGGTTCAGAACGCCATTCCAAAATGAGAGCACGTCTGGGTGCTTAAGAGCGAAGGCTGCACCCCACGCCTTGAACCCCTGTGTCTGGTTCCATCGCTCAGAGTTGAATGCGCTGTTGCCCTTCGTCTGCACCATGTATTGCATCCAAGTATTCCAAGATGACATCATTACACGCAGATCGTTGATAGTCGCCAACGGTGCCACCGTCTGCATCTTCAGGGAAGCAGGGTCTTTGAGAAGGTTCTGCATGTCGCTGATGGCGTGCAGTCTGTCGATGTGGCTGGTGCTGTTGGTGAGGTAATCATTGAAGGTTGGGTACTGGTTCTTGAAGTTTGCGGACCACTGGTCGAACTCCTGGATCAAGTTGTTGTTGTAGGCGTAGTTCTCCGTGTAGTAGTAGTTGTTGGCAAGCATACGGAAGATGACGGAATCCGCCCACTGGGTCATGTTGGTGCGAGATCTAATACCAGTAGCCAGTTCGTACTGATAGGTGGTGTCGGAAAACACTCCACTCTGTAGTTTGGTGGGTAGCAGCCACGGCACGGCTCCAGGGTATTTGTTGAGTACGCCCGCATTGCTTTCGAGAACACCCAGCACAGCTTGTGTTTCCGGCACATATGCACCAGAGGTGCTCTCGGAGTGAGCCACTGTGTAGGGCAGTCCAGCCGGGTGGGCTTTCAAGAATGCAGCGAGGGCTTGGTTATAAGTCATACCACTGTTGAGATACTGGGTATATTCCCGGTTCAACCCGAGCGGATCGATATTCAAACTCGGACTGGCGGGGAGACCAAACCCAAGTATAGCACGCACGAACATAGCCGACTCTGTAGCCCTCGTCACCCGCACGGAGAAGTCAGTCACCTGTTGGTGTGTCATGTTGGCTTTGAGGCCAAGCCCCTCGGCTGTAAGGGCAGCAGCTATCTCAAAGCGAGTGTTCATAAAGGTAGCCGTCCCAGCAGTCTCATCATTGCCGCTGAATGCCTCATAGATGCGTGTGCCCAGCGTCGGAACCACCTGCTCCCAGAGGCTTGTGCTAGTCGCTTGCGTGCCCTGGACGGCATTATTGAAAGCTCCGAACTGGGGAACCATGCGCTGAATGATGTCCATTGGGATAGACACCAGTGGGCCTGTGCCTGGTACACCTACCCTGTTCAATCCAGGAATCAGGCTCGAAACCTGGCCAGAGAGGTTCATGTTCAGTGGAGTCTGCCCGTGCGTCATCATCTCTGCCACGAACTGACCGATGTAACCGGTGCCAGGGTAGTTGAACTCAAGCTGATTAGTATCTGGATTTCTATAGAGAAAACCAACAGCGCCAAGGCCATTGATGGTCAGCTCTGCTTTGGCTACCAGCTCTGGTGACATCACCATGGTGCGTGCCCACCTCTTCATCTGTTGCTCCTGAGCAAACCAAAAGGGGCTGATGTTGCGGGCCATGATAGAAAACTGTGAGCGCAGTTGGGGGTTGTGGATAAAGGGACTAATCTCCAGGTCTGCCCGTTCCTTAGCCAACTCCATGGCTTGCTTTGAACGAGCTGCGTCATCCAACTCAGGGGCGCTGTGCGCTAGCCGAGCCATAGCATCACCATAGCCGTTGTGGACGTGGAGCAACCACATAGGTTCACGGGAGATATAGTGCAGGGGCTGGCCCACCATACGGTAGAAGCCACGCTCCTCAAAGCCCTGTATCCAGTTCTTCTCGTTGACCACCATCTGTCGTGCGATGACCGAGTTGGGCATATCCTCGGCCTTGATGGACATCAGCTCATCGTTGCTGGGCATGATGCCCTTGTCGATCATATCCAGCAGGGAACGACCAGAGTTCTGCATAGGTCCAAGGGCAACAGGAGTCTTGACACCCCTCTTATTACCAACCTTGCTAGCGATGCGCTTAACTTCTGGGTCCCAGTCCTCACCCATCTTGATGGGGTTGCCCTCGCCATCGTAGAACATATGCTGGATGTCAAGCATCCTGCGGTGTGCCCAGTTCTCGGCCATCTGCTCTTTGCTGGCACCGAGGCCGACAACCTCGCCGTCAGGCATCTTCTTCGAGCGAGCGGCGGCATTAGCAAGGCTGCTAGGGTTCTTGTACTCTTCCAGGATGAACTTAGCACCAGCGGCTTCGGCCTCTTCCACTGACTTGCCAGCAGCCAGCTCGTGGATCATGGCACGAGAGATATGAGCCTCATAGCGGAACCCGTTGAGGGCATAGCCATACGCACCATTCCACTCAGAGCGCAGATTCCAGTTGTTCGCTATGTCGTCGGCATTGACTGGCTTGGTCACGAGCTGCGGCGAGCCGACGGAGAACTCTACGGACCTACCATTCTTAGGGTCACCTAGCAGAAAGTTGTTCTTTAGGCCATCTGGTGCTATGTTGCCTAGACCGGAAGCGTGCTCCGTCATCCCACCGAGAACTCGGCTTTCGTTATCCTCAATCAGGCGGAAGGCCGTGGCCAACATATCCTCTGGTACAAACCTGGACCCTGTGATGATGGCATGGGCCATCATCTTTTGCCGGAGCACCTTGGCGGTCCACTCACGCCACAGAGTGCCAAAGTAACTTCTCTCCACGATCTTCGGATCGTGTGTACCTATCACACTCTTCCACTGCTTGATGAGGCTATCCACTTCGCTGTCAGGCAAAATGTGGTGGACGGCATAGAAGTGGCTCACGAGAGCCGGGTCGGACTGATCGAAGATAGCCTTGGCCACACGGTCGCGAGTGGACAAAGCACCACGGGACAGTAGCAGGTTGGCAAAGCCATCTCGGAACATGGCAGCTACGTACTCTTCACCAGCCACCCTGATACCAAAGCCCATGCGGAACAGCATGGCAGGTTTCCACCATTGCTCCATGAAGGAGTTGATGAGGTCTGCGTTCAGGCTGGCGTTAGCCTTGTCCCAGATGTAGTTCTTCTGGCTCAACTCCAAGAGCTTCTTTACGTCCGGCAGCGGCAACCTGCTGGTCAGTTGGTTGTATTCCAGAGCGGCAGCCTGTCCGTCTAGCTGGTCGTTGCCGGGCACGAGGGAGTAGTGCCTGTCTCCAAACTCCTGGAGGTAGTCACGCATGACCTTCTGTCCACCAGGGATGCGGTCTATACCGGCCTGGATGAAGCTCTCTTCAATAGTTCCGCGCACGATATTGAACCGAGTAGCCTCATCCATAGATCGTGCAAACTGCTCTACAATCTGATCGGCCCTGTCGTCGCGCAAGTAAAGGCGTGCGAAGCGGCTGATAACAGTTGTAGCAGAGGGGAGATTTAGGTCAATGTATGGGTGCTCAATGTTCAGATTAACGAGCTTGTTGGTAAGGCGAGCGAGAGGGGCCAAGAAGGTACGGTTACGGAGAGCATCCTCAGCGCTGTAGGGAGAGCCTACGGGCTGAGCGGCTTCGTGGGCTGTCATGTCCTTGGGCACCACGTCGAGTGCCTTTTCCGTATCGGTGGGCGTGGTGTCTGTGAAGTCTATGGAGTGCTCGGGGCCGTTCTCCATCCAGTCCAGCACGGTACGGAAGCCGCCCTTGAGGGCTAGGCCAGCCTGATTGGTACGGGTGAGGTGGGGCCACAAGAGCTTGTTCTTGTAATAGTGGGCGGCGTGCCCGTTGAGCAGGGCATTCTCCCCAGCGCCCTCGGCAAAGTAATTCAGCACGCTATCACGGTCAGGCTGCACGCCCGCTCGCGCCATCTCAGTCAGCACCGTTATATCACGAGGGTCGTGCATACGCTCAGCACTACCGAGGTTGCCAGGCTTCAGATCCTCTGCCCAACTGTCAATCTTCGCCATGATACGAGGCTCCAGCATCGCTGCTTCACGCAGAGATTGGCCATCGCGCATCATGTACTTAGTGATCATCAGGACATCACGGGCCTTGCCACCCGCGATCATCGGGTTGGAATACCAGTCCACCCCCGCGTCCATAGCACCAGAGGTCAGGTGATAGAGAGCACTCTGCCACCCGCCCGCCGTAGGGTTGAAGTTGGTACCTGTGATATGGCCCTGATTGTCGTACTTATATAGCTCAGACTCTGCAAATACCCGGCCCATATCTACCTGGCCACCAGCCAAAGCAGCGACGCCAGATAGGAACTGTGGATCAGCCTGTAGCGCCCCGAAGTCATAGGCAAGTTGAGTTATATCAACAGGCTGGGAAGCGCCTGTGGGCTGGAGAGGGATGTTCTGTGGCCCCTGCTTATTCAGGGCAGCATAGATATTAGCTGAGGTCATACCAGATGCCTGCATAAGGGCTATCTTGTAGATGGTTTCATTGCCCCCAAAGAGCTTCATGACGTAGGCTTTGACGGGCGTGGCGATGTAGTGAGGATCGCTCGCCTGCTGATAAGCGAGGGACCATGCCTTCGGGTCCAGCATGTGCATGACGTCAGGGAGCACGTACTTGTTGCCCACCGGCTCATCTGCCGTGAAGGCTCCTACTGTACGCTGAAGGCGTCCGATCTCACCCTGGAATGGGTTAGCCACAGCCATCGCAATGTGCCCAGCCTGCCCAGCATTAGGGATATGATGCATCACATCGCCAGCACCATGAAGCGCCGAACTGACTACGTTTAAAGCATTGCCACCAATGGCAGCTGCCCCGCCCAAGTTGCCCCCCTGAGCAGAAGCGTTCGTGATGTTTTGAGCAGCGGTATTAGCCCACTGAGGATAGTTACGAACTGCGTGCTGCACATCCTGGCCTACTTGCCATCCAGCCTTAGCAGCACCCTGTAGTTCATTACCTGCCGTATCCACCGTGGACGCTACGGTATGCCGCAGCTCTCCCCAGAATCCTTCTGGTGCGGCGACAACACTGTTGGCAGGGAGAGGCTTCTTGTACCCAAGTGTGGTCGCTGCATCCCGCTGCATCGGTGTAGCAGTTCTCCACCAGGACTCCTGGTCGTGGACAGAGGACTTCTGTAGTTCATCTACAGTGTTGCTCGTGGCTTTGTAATGAGCCGCCGCCTGAGCGTTGATAACAGAATCGACGGCTTGACCGTTGGACGCGGTGAGGACACCCATCTTCTCAGCGGGTGTGAGGTCATCACCGACAGCGTTATCTACCGCCAGAAAGGCGGGGGCAGAGAATCCAGGCATTACCCGGCGTTGCTCCTAGCCTGTTGGGCCAGCTGTTGCATCCGACTGGACCCAGAAATCTGTGCTATCTGGTCGAAGAGTTGGGCCATCTGGCTGTTAGCCTGACCGTTCTCACCTTGCCCTGCGGGTGGTGTGGGCGCAGCAGCCTGTTGACCAACACCAAACGGCCCGCTAGCCCCCGTCATAACGTGCTCGTAGGGCCGCTCTGTGGGTGCATCCAGTGGCGTGAGACCAGTCTGACCCTGCGGCGAGGGAGTGTTCTTGGCGTCCTGGATAGCCTGAGCGAGCTGGCTACCCTGGGTATTAGGCACCGGAGCAGCCTGCTGAGCCTGATTGAGCTGCTGGCTCTGACCGTAAGGAAGGCCAGTGGGCTGCACATCCGGCTGCGCTGGGTTTCCGTTCGGCTGACCGGGCATCGTCGGGTGTATGGCGGGGGTCAGGAGATCTGTTCTATTTGCCTGAGGCTTCGCAGCGCGTACCACCTACGTTACACCGCCCCCGGCTGAACCGAACTGTTCAGAGCCTGGGAAAGGTGGCGAATGTTCATCATCGACGGCGAGGGGGGTGGGATCTGTGGTGCTGGGCTACCGCCAGGTCCCTGTGCCCCCATCTGCTGCATAGCCTGAGCTAGAGCTGGGGGAAGCCCTCCTCCTCCGGCAGGTCCTCCAGGAGGTGCTCCTGGTCCAGGTGCGCCTGGAGGTCCACCGGGGGCTGCTCCTGGAACTTGAGGTCCGCCGCCTCCTGCCATACCACCGATTCCGCCTTGAGCTTGCTGAGCTGCTTGTGATTCGGCTTGCGCTTGGACCCATGCATCAACCATGTCCTTTCCACTTCTCATAAGCTGAATGGCTCGGGCTAGTTGCGTTGGGTCACCCTGCCCTCCAGCTAGCTGCTGTTGTACTCCAGCTTGGAAGGCGTCTGTCAGAGCCTCTTCATCTATGTTGTTCTCTTCTTGCTGGGCGTCGTCAATAAACGGGTGCTTGTATCTGCCCGTGGCACGAGACATGAGCTTCGAGCCAACAAGTTGGGTAATAGCCACAGAGACCTGACTGAGTTCCGATCCTGGAAATGGATAGGAAACGACATTGGCTTTGAAAGCGAAGTCCTCTGAGGGGGTGATGACAGTGGTTTCATCTACGCCTGGGGTTCCGGGGAAGAAGGTGAACTTCTTGTTGGGGTAGTAGCCTTCCATGACGGCCATGTACGCTTCATTGACTCGTTCAAGGCTTCTTCCCATGACGCTATTAGCCTCTGCAATGCGGGGGTCAACTGCGAATCCACCAAGCGCCGCCATTCCCGCCCCAGTGCGAGCTCCGCCTGTTGCCTGTCCACCATAAAGCTCAGGTATTCCTCCGGTGTCTCGAATTGCTCCCTCAAGGCGGTCGAGAATGGGTCCCGTGAGTGGTCCTGGAGCTGATTGGAGAACTTGGACGGTACTCTCTGTCAGGACATTTACTTCTCCGGTCCTTCCATCTTTCCACTTTCCGCTGATGAGCTGTGGCGGGGCGGCGCCTCGACCGATGACAGCAACGTCAGGGAAAATCGCCTTCTCCGCCGCGGCAATATCAAGAGCGGTAAGGCGAGCGAACAAATCTGTCGTGGCGATAAGTGTAGATACTTGCCCCAAAATCTTATCAAGCGTAACCCGTCGCGGCGTGACAGCCGGCACCATCCCAGCCTTGTTGCTCCATCTGGCAACTTCGTAGCCCGAATACCCATATGGCCGGGATTCCTGCGGGGAGTACGCTGGCATTCTCGGTCCCAATATGCCGATGACGACATCAGTTTCATCTATCCACTCTACCATATCCCAGAGCGTGTCCCAGTCACGGCCCTCCGCGAAGGCCATCATCGAGAGGTAGGCCTCCGGGTAGCGGTCCCTGATCCAGGCAGAGCTGTGGCCGAACACGTAGCCAACGTTGATCGGAGGGCGGATATCGTCGGGAGCGATCAACTCGGGATAGGTGGTTAAAGGGTCGCGAAGTTGGATAGTAGCGGTCTGGAGCTTGTCGTCAGGCATGACCATGAAGCTGAATGTGCCATAGCCGACGAAGTGCCGGTAGGCGCGGTAGAGCTTCTGCTCCATGTAGTTCTCGTGCCAGGCCCCGTTGAGACCACGCCTGCGCCGGAGGGCTTTGTTCTCGTCCCCTTCCCGGTGGGTCTCGGAGGGACAGAAGATATTGGGCGTCCAGGAGTTTGCCCGCATGGCCGTGTGATCGATAGCTTCCTGGATCAGCCGAGGTACAGGTGGCTCTATAGGGCGCTGACCTGCAACATCATTCAGGGGCACGACCACAGAACCGTTGTATCGGTCTCGTATCGCCACCATGTACCTCAATAGCTCGTGGTCTTGGCTCAGGCGTTGCCGCATGATCGAAACAATCTGAGGGAAGTCCAGGTGGTTAGACATAATCGTATAGCCCGGAACGCTTCCACCAACCCTGAGTCGCCATCAAGTTATCCTTTATCTGAAGCCAGCGGACGTAGTTGAACCACAGAGCCATGATACGGTCCTGCTTGAGCATACGCGGGGGGACATCTGGTCGCCATGTTCGCAGCTCCTGGAGAAGTTTGTCTGTTTCTTGACGGCTGTACTCATCCCCATACGGCAGGCGGATTTCTCCTCTGCCGAAAGCTCCAGCCATGCTAGCCACTCCGATGATCGCGTCGAACTTCCGCCCTCTCGTGAGGTGGGGGATGGGGCTGAAGTTATAGGTTTGTGCCATTGCGAGTAGCCGATCATCGTTTATGTAGCCTGTCTGCATGGACTCTGTTTCCATGCTCCATGATTCTGGGTGGTAACGCTTTGTCCACTGTTCCATCTGCTCGAATATCTGCTCAACCCTGCTATATCCAGGGGTACCGAGTACATCCAGAACGTGGAGTTGGAGAGAATCGTATCCACATACAACGAAGGCTGCCACACCTCCAAGGGCCGGGTCAACACCGGCTATCCTTCCGGCTGTGACGAAGCCGGGGCCGATGGGGCGAGCAAAGTCAAGTGAGTTCTGGAGAACTTCTTCTGGGAAGGGTGGTCCCATCGTGGATTCGGGTTGCTGGAGGTAGGTGCGATCCCATATTTGGGTCCCAACCTTACCCTGTCGCTTAGTAAGTTGTTCGAGGGACCAGCCAAGTTGGTTTCCCCTTTCATCCAGGATAGGATTTCCATCTGCGTCAACCGCAGGCGGGAAGTTTGATTCGCCAGTCTCTGGGTCAATCGCCGGGATCTTGACCAGCTTGTCAACGATATCCTCATTTAAGACTGCCTCGTAGATGTCGTGGAACTCCACTCTAGTCCCAACCATGACGACTTTACCAGTCTTACCAGGGCGAGTGATGATCTCTTGTCGAATGTAGTCCAGAAGTTTGGGAGTGAGGTTGAGGGTGTTCCGGGACTGAATATCGTCCAGAAATATAATCTCAGCCCTGGCACCTTGAATCTGTGAACCTGCACCCTTGGCCTCCAGGGAATAGTCACGCTCGTCATGCGTACTGCGGTGAACGGTCAAGAAACCAGCATTCCATGGCTTGGTCTCTATCCTCTCGTCCGACTTGAAGGGGCCAAACTTTTGCACGAAGGGACTCTCGGTATTCAGCATACGCCTCTGAATACGCCCAACAACCTTCCGTGCATGTCCCTGTGACTGCGAGATGTGGACACAACGGAAATCCGGGTCGAGTGCTAGCTTGTAGCAAATGTAGTCCTCAATGACTGTCGTCTTACCCCACTCTGGCGGAAGTAAAATCAAGATAAAGCTGCCACCAGGAGATTCGTCTATAGCCTTGACCATCTCCCGCATGTGCCAGAAGCTGAGCATCTTGAAATAGCGAAGACGAAACTTCTCAAAGTCCCGGTCAGCATCAGGAACACCCTGCTCCTGGCGTTCCTTGTAGTTCGCCTCTGCGTCGGAGGCTCTACGAGCGAAGTCCTGGTAGCGATCTTTCCACAAGTAGTAGCAGTTGCGGGTCCGGCCTACCGCTTTCATAGCGGCTTCATAGTCCAAGCCCTCACCCAGCAGGTTGATTACCTTCTCCTGGGCGTCACGACGCTTTGCTTTGCTTGATTCAACAGCCTTCTGCAAGGCAGGAGAGGCCATCGTCATTATTGTTCTATTATACCATGTGCTATAATATAGCTACGGTACCGCTCTATCCTACAGTGGATGGGTGTGAGGTGTACTAATCCGCCGTTGCATGGCATAGCCGGACAACCTACCCTGTGGAGCGCAACCCCCTGGGTCGAGGGTCCGGCTTTTCCATGTCTAGAAATCCCGACATAATCCCGACATGACACAATGTGCTATAATCCCGACATGACGTCTAAGCCTGACCTCAGGGTACGGGTGCGCCAGGCTCTTCCGGGTGAGTCAGATCAGTACTTTACGGAATCTGCCCGCATCCGCGCCCTAGAGGATCTAGCCGAGCGTGAGCACGAAGCAGATGCCCGCAAAAAGCGCATGGAAGAAGAAGATCAAACCATCCCCGGACTCAAGGTCCTTCACGGATGACCGGGTTCTACGTGTACTGTGGGGGCGTGACCGCCCTCTTTAGCCTCATCCTTTACTGTTGGAGAGACCGATGAACTGGCTGTATACCCTCTGGTATGGATATATCTGGTCCAGCCTCAAGGGCAACGGCCCTGAGGCTCTCGTCCAGACCATCGTCTATGCCGGTATCCTCTACACCTGCTACCCGCCCTTTCGCCGCTGGGTGAAGCACGAGTCCAGCCTGATGCATGCTAAGATGGACCACATCATCAAGCACCACCCAGACATACCCGAGTTCAAGGAGAAAGATGCCCCCACGTAAACTCAACACCAACGCTTTCGGTCTCGGAGAGCTTCGCGAAGAGGTTGAAGAGGCAGAGAATGAAGGCCTGGCCCTCAAGGACATCCCTGAAGAGATCGAAACCCAGGAGCTGCTGTCGGTTGACGAACGTCCTGTGTTCCGCCTGCTCAGGGAGAAAGAAGAGTGGGTTGACAAGGGGCTGGAGAAGGCTTACGCCGATGGGTACACGGAGATTCTCACCCTGTCCTACGACAAGCCCTTCTTCTACGTGCTCACGAAGCGCGAGGTGAAGCTTCCCCTGGCTGCCAGGGTTCTCCGCAACTATGAAACGTAACCCCTACCGTGTCATCTGTTGTGGGGGGCGGGACTACGCCGACTGGAAGCACGTAGCGGCCGTCCTTGACCATCTCAAGGAGATTGTACAAGACGAGCACGTTCTTGTACTAATCGAGGGCGGGGCGCCGGGCGCAGACGAAGAATGTCATGGGTGGGCAGTCAGCCACGGGGTAGTCTCGGAGTCCTACTCGGCCCAGTGGGACCTCTACGGCAAGGCCGCCGGTCCTATTCGTAACCAGGCTATGCTGGATAGTGGCGCTGACCTGGTGATTGCTTTCCCAGGCGGCAAAGGAACATGGGATATGGTGCGCCGGGCCGAGGCTGAGGGTGTGAAGGTGGTGCTGGCATGAGGGTTTCTGTAAGCCGATGTACCAGACCAACATAGTCCAGGGGCCGACCGCTCTGAGCGTTCTCGTCGCCACGATTGACTACCCATGGTACCTCCACAGCGTAGTAACCCTCACCACAGAGAAGTTTCTGGTGATTCAGGGTTACCGGAAGGGTAAGGATGAGCCGGTCCTGCCGAGCCTCACCCCAGCAGCGGTGCAGGAGATGTGGTCCCGTGGTTAAGGTCACCCTGCTCCTGGCTGCAGGCTTTCTCGTGGGCTTCCACCAAGGAGTCCTGGTAGACCCCCACCACACCATCCTTCTCGGCTACACCAACTGGCATCTGAGTCTGCTGAGGATGGTGTATACTTAGAGGCATGAAATCAGACTCTGGTAACTTCGACCTAAACAGTGGTGGCCTGCTCGGTCTCGTCATCATCATCGTTGTAGTTCTCCTGGTCATCGTTCTTGTCCGCGCCGTTGTCTAAGCTGCGGGTAGTCGAGCTGATCTGGATAGACAGCGTGGCACCCGTGGACGCCTGGAGGGACCAGGACGACGTGAACAAGTTCCGACCCACCAAGGTCGTTACCGCGGGCTACCTGGTCTCAGAATCCAAGAAACATGTCGCCGTGGCCAGCTCCGTGACGGCTGGCGGGGAGTCTGGCGGGGTGATCGTCATTCCCAAGTTCGCTATCCAGAAGATGCGCAAGAAGAAGAAGTGATATACTGATAGTAACCCCACGCAGCTCGTAGGCGAGTCCCCACCTATGGTTGGGGAGGTCCCCGGTTCGATTCCGAGGCGTGGGGACTAGGGCGGACACCCTGAAGGTGATAACCCAGGGCTGCGAGTCCAAACCGCTCCGGCAGTCGGCGGTATACAAGTTGACTGCCGCTTTATGTTGCCGGATCCCACAACAACCAACATGAGACCTCAACAGATCTATTACCCAGCCCCGCCCCCGGATGCAGAGGCACGTCGTCGCAAAGAGATGACCAAGCTGGCAGAGGAAGACGCAGAGGGACAGGTTGATTCTCACTCATTCTTATTGCTTGACAAGAGGTGATTTGTTAAGTACAATGGGTGCATGGCCCTTGTGCGGATTAACACATACACTCGGGTGCGATGCGCTACTTGCAGGAAAGCAGTAGCAATCGGAGATGAAGTTTTTCTAGACAGACCCAAGGGGCCTGGATCAGGCCTATCTTGGATAGCCCAGCACCTCAGTTGCGTGCAAGATCTAGAGGCTACGCTCCAAGCGGCTGTGAACTGCGAGCCCTTAGCAGGTCACGCAGAAGATGTGCAGTTGGATGACTCCTGGCCTGTAGTCAGTTTGTAGGTTAGTCCGTTCCGGGCCGGATCGCTACAAGATAAGTGGCTTATCGCCAGTTTGCTTGTTAGAGTTACAAGCTAGCTCAGATGACTTCCTAAGAAGTTAGTGCTTGTACAAACCAAGTCAATCCGAGTTACTTATTCTCCGCGTTCTGGTAGGTAAAAACAAGCAACACGCTGGAGGGGTAGAAAATCAGGGGGTTGAGAAACAGGTTAGAACTATAGCGGGCAGACACTTACCCGGTTGGCAGGTTGCTTGAGTCAGGTACACTCAACATCGGGGCGAGGTAAGTCTAACTTGCTTCGGGACAGTGTGACTGGCTGGTATGGTATACACTGAGTGTATAGTTGCAAGGATTGAGTGTCACCACCTCATCACTTACCCATGATAGATAACCGTTACTCATAGCTGAGCTTGTAGCCAGTACATTGCGTACATAGCCAGTGCGAATACTGCGATGCACCCGGCCACCATCACTAGCGTGACCAGCGCATCTCGGATGTATCGTAGAGATTCTCTCATCACTGCCTACTTTCCTACTGTGAACTGGTCTTTTAGTTCACTGCTTGCTGTGAACAGGAATAATGCTAGGTGAGCCTGCCGAGATGCGTGGAGAACGTAGAACTCGACAGACTCAATAGCACTACTAGGTGCTAGGCGTTGTAGCCAATGCTCGCAACGTTGCCAGCTCCGCCAGCGCTTGGTTACGCTCACGCCTAAGCGCTTTGTAACTAGCTGCAAGCTTCTTGCCAGCCGTGCAATTCACACCATTGCGGGCTACGTAGCCAAGCTTTGTGGCCACGGTGCTGTCTTTGTGAGCTATCATTTGCCTGTTCCTTTGTTAGTAGGGATAAAGCCAACGCTTAAAGACCAAGGCCAGAAACCCCAGCGTTACAAGGTAGGGCCAGCTAGATAATAGGAACGCAGCTATGCATACCCTCTCCATTCTTCCGTTATCTTCGGAGCACCGACCTAGGGACTTGCACCCTAGTAACTGCCTATCGTCGGTTACCTATTTCTAGAGCACTCGCATAGCCTGCTCTAAGGCTACGTTAAAGGCCTCACGCTGCTTGAATGGGTCAAGAATGCCATACTCACTGGTATCCAAGTCATCGATGCAAATGCAAGGTGACCGGTCACATACTAGACAGTATAGGCATACCTCACACTCGCCTAGAGTGTATGACTTGTCACTCAGCAACACTGAACACTTAGGACATGGTTCGTCGAAACTGTCTAGGCCGCTCTCTATCGTCACCTTGTTAGGCACACCGTAGAAACCGTCATCGTAGTCGATATCCCACCAATACGCATCACCTTGATACTTTGGGAATGACTCGACGACCGTTGTCCCATCCTTACGCTTGTAAGTGTAAATCCCATCCTTACGCTTGTAAGTGTATGGGATATAGGAATGATTGCTATACCAAACGTCACCCTTCCAGCTACCCTTAGCCTCGCCCATGATATAGAGTTGTTGCTTGGTGTCAGGACTAGTCGAGAGGATAGCAACCTTGTTATTGCCTGCCCAAGCCTGCCAGTCATCCCAACAATCATCCAACGACTCTAGACCGACGGCCGGCAAGACAGACTCTGCGAATACCCTAGTGTCGGAATGATCCTTATTAGCCTGATTCCATTCTGACTCAAGCAATGGCAAATAAGCTCCATTGTGAGCTAGAACTACGTTCTGATACTGGCCCACGTAGAATGGGTGCGTGTTGTCTAGGCAGACCTCGCCAACGCTAGCTATCCTGGCGTGGAACAGGGCCGGACTGTCCAGGTTAGCCTCACGTGCTGCCAGGAATGACTCTACTTGACTCATGCCATCGGTAGCTCTAGAGGTTACGATAGAGTCACCGACTACTATCGCCCATCCTGCTCCGTTAGGATTACTGCGCACCGATTCCACTAAGTGTTCTTTGGGAATGGTAGCGCCAGACTTGCACACGATCAGGATACACACGATATTACCTCCTCTCTTGCAGTCTCGTCGCACTCATATCCAGCCACCTGAGCAGTAGGACTAAGCTGACGACCGGTCAAGTGTAGTAATGCAGTATGTCCCTTCAGTAGCTTAGCTGCATTGGGATACGTGCAGTCATGCTCAAACAGCCAAGCACAAAATGGCTTGTAATGCAGTCCCCCCGCCGCTACTTCTGATACTTTCATAAACCTGGTATAGGCTACCGCCCCGGCCACTATCTCAAGGTTAGCTAGGATACGCTTAGGATTAATGGTTCCCCTAAATATACGTATCTCTACGGTGTCCTTATTGCTGACATTGACCGGTACATACTTACCCTGCAAGCTAGCTTTATGGTCCTTAAGTTGTGGGCCCTTGAATGTCTCGCAGGGTTGATGCTTCCATTGAAAATAGCGCTTACCCTCTCTACCTGCTAACCGTTGAAAGAATATCGGATTAGATAGGATGAGACGTCCAAACCTGAATAGGTGAGCGCTATTTTGCTCGGAATCTTGCTCGGTTTTATTCTCCCAATACTCACTGGACAGGTTAGCGCGTGGATGAGCTATTTGCTCAGCGTAATAGTCCCGGTCAAGAATGAGAGGTGCAATACGGTCGAGCTGTGTTTGAGCATCGAACACTTGGCCTAATGAGTTGAAATAGGCGGCGGAGGTCCGCCTAGAGTCTATGTTGCTATTCGTGATTGCTAATTCACCACGGATGACAGCGAGATAAGTCCTACCATGCCGATTCAAGCTAGGTTGAGCTGAACCGATAGCAGAACTACGTAAGAGCGTAGGCCTATGGAATGCCTGCCTAGATATATGAACGTGGAAACCAGCCGTAGGAGCGTCCCAAGCACGCCAATACATATCCTTAAGCTCACCAAATGGGGACCAGTCGACAGATTGAGCATAGGCTAGAGTCATAGGTTGCGTGACCCATTCCGCCCCATTAGTCAGTGAGCCGTCGGACTTAACCTCTATCAATCCGTACGGCATAGCTGATGCGATCATGCGTACGCCCGGTCCACGCTGTCTCAGTGGTCCCTCCGCCTCTATTTCTATGCCAAAGTACGGATTATCCCAACTACCCTTATCGGTAGTGAGCACCGTACTCTCGTTATGGAAATACAGACCCCTGGTATGGGTATAATCTAGGTGGGCGTCGTCG